TTAAGTTGTCGTTCTACGGCAATCATGCGTGCTTCGATTGCTTCCATACGTTCGGTTAACGGCACTACTTCCGCTTTCGACTTAAGGATTTCAGCGTCTACGTAACCTTTCGGTGCCGCATGATTTGGGTCCGTCGGCATAACAGGCGGTAGATCAACTGGTGTTGGTTCCGGTGGTTCGGGTGGAAGTGGCGCAGGATCAGGTATGTTACCGTCATCTAGCCACGCTAAATATTCCTGATAGTCGCGGTTAGCGGGATCATCAGGAATGTGCGCGTTGTCAGCCACACGCAGGATTGTGTGTTCGTTCGCTGTGAGTTGGTATTCTGCCATGTTTACCTCTAGAGGTCGGCGCTGACTGTATATGAGAAATTCAATATGGTGCTCGTCGTCGCAACAGCGGCCCCTTGTGCATAGCCATCTCTGGGTGTCCACATTGTTAGTGTCGCACCGGTGAGGTTGCTGCTGGATGCGGTGTTAGTAATGACCGCCGTTGGAATAGCACGCATCATCACTGGTAGACTAAACGGCACAGCGTAGTTATAGCCAGCTTGATGATAAGTTACCCCAATTACCGTTCCCGTGGCAAAGAACCTTTGCGCTTTCGCTAAGTCCTGCTGCGGATCGGGCTTCTCCAGCGGCGTCATTATGCTGCTAACTTCGAGTTGCACACCCCATAGTTGGATGGTGCCAGACTGCACACCAACGTTACCGGCGCGTGCAGCATTGGTAGTGCCAGATGAATACCAGAGGTTCAGCGTTGTTGAATGATCTCCAGCAGTGCCAAGTGTCTTACCGGCAAGACTAGCTAGTGTGAATGTGAGAGTGTAGCGTGCCCACGTCGTCGTCACCGCAACCGATTGACCGTTGTTGAGCACTGCGGCGGATGGCGAACCACCCGTGCCGAATATCTGATCTATCGAAACACCAAGGCTTCGCGGTGCAGGTGCTTGCGCATAGAAACTAACGGTAACCGTCTTACCTGCCAGTCGTCGCACATCTTCGATTGGGTGCAAGAATTGCGTTCGTGCCGCTGCACCTGCCGTGCCGGTGAAAGCATTTGCACATGAATAATTAGCTGCCTCATCACCGATCTGGGTGCGGTCGGCGTCTGCGAGTTGCTGCCGTGTAACCGACGCCGTATCAGTCGAGAGGAACAGAGTCCACCTATCGAGCGTGTATCCGTTAGCAGTAAATGGCCCATTACCACGTTGCGCTATGTTAAACAGCGGGTTCATTACGAGATTGCGCCCGACGTTATTCAGCGCCGTCCCGGTCGCCGCTTGCACAAAACTCGTTGTCGAAAGTGACGTATCGTTATCTCCGACTACGGGATTTGGGGCTGTCGGATTACCGATGAAATTAGGCGAATTTAGTGGAGCATACGCTGTGCTCGTGCCAACTGTTCCATTGATCCACTTCGCTCCATCCCACGACCACACGACGCCATTGGGTCCGAGATAAGTAGTGCCGAGTGTCGGTGAGTTGGGGAAATCGAGCATGTTATAGGTCCGCCGATGCGGTGTAGACTGACGTGAAATTAGCCGGTCCCGCTGCGGTTGCTGTTACATAGACACCAAAGCTGTGTGCATCTCCACCTCCACCGACAGCAATAGCGGAAGCGTTGGTATAAGTAGTCCCGGTAAATGCTATTGATGGGTAAGCACGCATCGTTGTGTTAAAGCTGACAGTGCAGCCTATAAATGCACCGGCTCCTGGTGTTCCGATACAATAACAGAAGCCAGTGGTGTAAAATCGCTGGCATTGCTGCAACTGCTGCACCGGATCGGGCTTCTCCAATGGCGTTGGTTGCGTCTGACCGGGTTGCGCTATTTCAAGCTGGACGCCCCAGAGTTGGAAGGTGCCGGATTGCACACCGATATTGCCAGCGCGGTTAGCTTGTGTAGTGCCAGAGGAAAACCAGAACTCAATCGCGGTGCTATCGTCTCCGGCTGTTCCTAAAGTCTTGCCAACAGCTGACGGCACGGCGAACGTCACACTATAGCGCGCCCACGTGCCGATAATCGTAACCGGCTGACCCGTCATAAATACATTTGCTGACGGTGAGCCTCCAGTGCCGAAGTTCTGCCACAACCCAATACCGATTTTCGGTGTGCCCGCAGTATATCGCCCATAGAATGACAATATAACCGTCTTGCCTGCTAGTCGGCGCACACCTTCGATGCGTTGTGTCAGTTCTGAGTATGCTGCCGCTCCTGCATTTCCGGTAACAGCAACGTTCATACAGTAGGTAAACTGCTCGTCTCCCAACTGCGTCCGGTCGGCATCGGCCACCGCCAATTGTGCAGCAGTCGTAGTGTCGAGATTGAGCGCCAGCGACCAACGATCGACAGTGAATGCGAGCGTCGTCCACGGACCAGCACCACGTTGCGCCACATTGAACATCGAGTTGTGCAGCTTATTCCGCCCGACGTTATTCAGCGTCCCTGCAACCGCGTTATCCGTATATAACTGCGACGTGCTCTCGTTATGCGTCGTTACCCACTGCACACTGTTGGTATCATTATAGCGAACATACATCTGTCCGCCGAGACTATCCCACCATAGCGCACCGGGAACCGCAGTCGGCGCCGTGTCACTAATTAGTGCACCACCCGGAACACCGCTCACTGCGCTATCTACATACGCCTTATTAGCGACATCACTCGCAACTTGCGGCGCGTTTACGATGCCATGAATAGGGAAACCGCCCATGTCGATTGGGCCGTGCATCGTATCGCCGACTGTCGGTAGATATGGACCACCTGCGCTATCTACGTCAGCTTTAGTTAGTGTAACGATACCGATACGTGTATTGAACGACGCAACGCCACCCGTGCTACTGATGATCTTATTATCGACATATTGCCGAGTAGCAGCCTGCAAGTTAGTCGTGGGATCAGCGGCTAGCGTAATGGGACCGAACATCGTGCCGCCGGTAAACGGTAGATAGCGGTCCATATAGTTATATGTTAAATCCTGCCACCCATTAGACGTAAATTCCTGCATCCTATTCATAGATGTAGAGAAATATAGATCGCCGAGTGTCGCCGGTTGTCCTAATGGATCGAGTGTAGGCGCCGACGCTAGTGGACCATAATATGTGCCACGAAAATTATCCCACCACGTCTTAGAATTGAGTGCGCTAGTAGCCGAATAACCTGCCTGCGTGGTAGCCGTATTAGCCGACGCTAGTGCATTTGCCTCGCTAATATCGGCAGCATCGGCACTCGCTTTCGCCTGCAATGCATAGTCAGCCGGAACATTAGTTGCATTGGTCCAATATGTCGGATTGTTAGTTCTATCCTGTGCAAACGTCGTAGGATATGCTGCACTCGTATGCGATACCATACATTGCCGCATACTAGAGTCCGTAGGGTCGAGCAACACCTGACCAACGGTATATGTCGTAGCGTTAGTCCACGCTCCTGCGAAATTCGGTATCGCGAGGAACTGCGCCATTGCGCCGTCGATAATGTCCATGTCACCATTGATAGCTTGGTCCCACGGTATGCTATCGAATGGTGGCTTGCTCAATCTGAGGAACGGAGTAAGGGCCACTATGCTATCTCCGAATAGTGCCGCGTAGATATGCGAGTGATATACTAACGAACTTCAGCGGCTTCTTCACACTGCCGCTAAACCGTAGTTTCATGAGCTTGAATTTCAGCGGCCATGCATACACTCTCTCATCACTAGTCCGTCGGCCACCGCCATACGGGAAGTTACCATACGGCACGTTACCGTAACCTGCACCGTCGCCACCTACGAAATTGGCGTCTAGCATCGGCGTATCGGCGCCCGTCTGCTTATCCATATACAAATTATCGGCATATGCACGCGCTCGAAATTCAGCACTACCTTGTGTATCTATCGCCATATACCGCGTTGCCTTGGTATCCATACGCTTATTGAAGTCAGCCCACGGTAGTTCCCAATCGAAGTTGACTGCTACTCCGCTGCCATCTGCGTTATGGTCTACATCGTTAACGTAGTCGGCGATACTTGTGTCATCATCGAATGCATATGAATAGAGCTTGTTCTTGTTAGCAAATATAATGTTCTGTAGCGCAGTCCTGCATCCCGCTTGCCATACCCATCCACGTAATCTAGCCCACGCATGAACCTTCAATTCACTGATCGCGGTATATGAGAAACCCACCGTTTCCGTAATGTTGCCGCCGCTATCAAATACCGGCACGAACAACATATAACGGAAATGCCGCATATCGTAGACGGCAAACACATATTGCTGTATCTGCGCTGCACTTAGGGGCTGTATGAGCGGCGTCAATATAGGGTCAATAAGCTGCGAGGCTCGCGTCGGTCGTAGCGTATTGAACAACGTAATCCGCTGTATGCTATTGACGCCTATATTATCTGTGAAGAATGTATCGTCACCTACGCTAATTAGCGAGCGGTGCGTGAGACAGCCAAATTCCTCAATGAAGCCGTCATCGGTGGGTGTATGGACCGACGGCGAGCCTGTGTAGACGCCGAGATTGACTGGTAATACTCCGCGTTCGAAGGTAACGACCAACTTATCTCGATATGCGACAAGTCCGGTGATCGTGGCACTACCAAGGCTAACTCGTGGTCCGAGGTCGAGCGCAATCGAGTCATTGGGGGCTGTGTCTCCCGGCCATGTGCCACTCGTGTCTTTGGCACTTACATATATAGACGTAGGAGCCGCTGGAATACCGGCCATAATCATGTATTCGCCATGTGTGCAACATAGCGAACCAATTGGCGTATTGATGTTCGTCAACGTGCCCAAGTCTTGCAGATATTCCAACAACATATATTGTGGGTTTGTCGGCTTACCTGCAATGATTAGCGGCTTATGCACGCCATCGCACATAATGAGGTCGCTATTGAATATAGCGAATGTGCAGAAGGTGACATTAGACCACGGAACAACTGTCCCGATCTTCATAGCGGTCACGACACCAGCGCCATCTGACTTCGTAATCAGGCCACTCTTTTGCACTGCTATAATAAACTGATTGAAGTATACACAGTTCACTATATCGCTAACGTCGCCGCCTACCTGCAACCGTGCCCGTAAACGTGTTCCGTGTCGCACACTCAAGGCGCCATCTAGACCACGCTCGATATTATCTAATATCTTGGCATATGTAGGCTTCATATTGAGGTCGGTATCGGCGACGTTCAGACCACCCTCGAAGCTCCGCACCGTCGTCGTCACCAAATTAGACTGCGGCTGTTTACCGCGTGGATCAGCCGATGCGTGTTTGCGATACACTAGGGCACCATCCACCATTCGCCCGGTATCTGCGACTGTCGAGCATCGAGCGGCAACGGTTGCTGAGCATAGCGAGACTTAACCTGCACCCTTCTCTTTACGGCTAGCATCTCATACTTAGTCACCTGTGCGGGAACGGTGCCGTCATCGACGCAATACATCCACGCTGCGCCATACGTTAGCAGCAGCCTATCTAGATTAACGGTGTCAGCCTCAGCTAATGGCAACTTCGGTCGCTGCCGTGCCCATATGACTATGTTACCGGCTGACTCACTAGGCCACGCTCGCAACGGTCGATTAGCCGTCGTGTAATCTGGCGAAATGAACCTCAATCCACCGCCAGTTAACGTTGTCGGATTGATGCCCGGTGGCAATTCCTGTAACCGTCGATTATCTCCCTCGGGCCACACAAACGCTATGTCACCATACTCACTAATAGGTCCAAGTGGTCCTATCAAATCGCTCGATATGCGTCCCGTAGTGCCGTCTAACGCGACCGTGAAATAGGTCATGTAGTCGGGCCACCACATATCCTCAAATTCCATCAGGAAAGCGTCCTGCACGAATTGACGGATGATGCCCGCACTATATAGCTGTGTCGCTACGCCAGGAACCTGCGACAACTCGGTAATTACGTCAGATACAATATCTTGAACGGTCGTTTGCATTGCTATACTCTGAGAAAGTAGGCACCGCTACCATCGGGAGGGAGGAAACGACCTCAATAGCGGTGCCCATAGAGTTAGCTCGCGAAGTGTGGGAGTCCCATCAGCCCACCGCGACCTGCTGCATTAACATCGTTAATGAAATCGAATGTAGCATCAATGGCAGTCGTGCCGTTTGGCGTTGTCGTTGGCGTATACATACCACGAGGGTCGGTCGTTACAGCGGTTGCTGGATCAACCAAACTAGCAGCTTGCAATGTTCCAGCCGCAGCAAGAACACCATTCGCTACCTCGAACTGACACCTGATAGCTCTATATGGTAGACCGAATTTCGCACCGCTACCGACGTTAACAGTAGTTGCAGCTGTCGTTGTGGTAACGACCATATTTCTGATCGTCTTGAATGCCTTGTTACCAGCGACGGCAACTGCACCAGCTAGCGTAAACGACTCGCTGATAGGCTGACCGAGATAGTCCCATCCATTGATGACGACTGGCGACGTAGCGGCACCACTCGCAATGACCGAGATATTGCGACCATACGTCTCGGGAAACTGCGCTACATTAGTCAAGTCGAATGTCGCCGCTGCTGCTACACTGAGCGCCGTAGCAATCAACGTAGCATTAGCGACAACCGGCGTGCCGAATGAAATGCGAGTTGCGCCATTGTAGTTTACGTCACTGCTATATTGCATAGCAGGCACATACTCGTTTACACGAATAGGAAAGAATGATGGATTGGTCATTACGTTAGGCATGACGTGTTATCCTTCTAGAGCTTCGGCAATTCCGCCTGTCATCGGACGGGGCCGGTTACGTGTTTTGCGCTCGACTATCTCTTTCGGACTTAGTGAATAATGGTCTGGTATGACTTCGCCAGTCTCCATATCCACTAGACGCGGCTCTTGTAGAACGCCGATACGTTGTAGCTGTTCTGTGTCGTCAGCCGCAACGAATATCGAGTGTCCTTGTGGGAAGTAGACAAAGTATCCGTCGTCGAATTCCTCCCACCGCTGTGCCATCTTCCGAGTGATAATCTTACGCTCGCCATTCGCACCGTTGACGATCTTCACGTCCTCGGTGATATCGGTGACTTGGCGACGGAATTTACCCGTTACTTTCTCTGCCTGAAATTCAGGCTTGGGATCGAGTGGCATCACAGTTTCTCTATAATTATAGTAGCGGAAGCACCCTCTACCGAGTTCAGCAAGCGAGTTACATGTGGCTTCTGACCCAATGCAACCAGTCGCCCGATTTCGGATTGCGTATCGGGATCATCGGTGATGGCGCTCTCTAGGAAATCAGCCGTTGCTGACAAGATTTCTTCTACGTCATTCTTTGGCATCGTTACCTCCCTAATTCGTAACTACGCCATGTGTACGGAACGCTCTCCACAAACACCACTGACCTTGCCATACCACTCGGCTACCTACCGCGTCGGTATTCCACGGCGCCACTAGCTCTTTCACTTTCATATTGACGCTACGGAGCATGTGCAGACGCAGATATGTATCGTTGATAAAATAGGCGTAGTTAACGGGACAATCTTCGTCATACATGATGGGGATGCCGTTGTGATAGCAACCTTCGAAGCCCAAGTCGAACATACGTTTGCCAGACTTACCCTCAGACAACGGAATTGTCAGCTTGTCTCTCACAGCCTGACGATATGTGCGATAGATATTACGGCCAACGAGAATAATCGTCGGCCTGTCTCCCTTGAGCGTAAGGTCCATGAGCACGTCATCGAATACTTCCTCGATATTCGTGCTATCTATCGCTCCGTTAAATACGTAGGCAGATGTGCGCCACTGTGTCTGTGTGGCTCGATTGATGCCGCCGAGAGTTCCAGTTGTAGGATTAGTAGGTATAAGACTACCCAAACCAAGAGGGTCAGTCCCACCACCGACAGCATATAGATACTGACTAAACTTCTCCTTGATGCTTTCCTCCAAGACATTCATCTTCTCTTTCATGAGTTTGAATATCTGAGCGGCGCCCATATTCTCGTCTTGCTCCTGGTCACTGATAATCACAGTGCCAGCAACACGTGAATAGCCGTATTCTACGGTGTCGAACTCGTCCGTTTGGTTAACGGGCAACGACTGGTAGTAACGATAGCTAGCCACGTTCGGATTGCGGCCAACTGTCAATGGATTGGTGATGTTGTAACCACCATCCTCATACTCTACTCTGTCGTTGCTAAACACCCACGCCATGAGTGCATTAGACTTGATGCTCGCCATAACGAGCTTCTTGCGTGATTTCGTCAACGTGCTATTCAGCACGGTGTTAATAGGAACTATTGTGCCGACTGGCATTTCCTTGTTCTCCGCAACATAATGTTATCTCAGGGTTAAACCACTTTCCTCCATAGAATGACGGATTATGTCACTCCATGAAGTATTTTCGTTGAACTGCCTAGTTGCATCGACGCCTTGCGTGCCGTTACCTTGAGCACTTCTACCATTCGGTAGCGGACGGCGATTAACTGGCGGCATCACTTGGTTAGTCTGCTGAGACTGCTGCGGATTATCTTGTAATGCTTGTATTTGAGCTTCGAGTGGCTGCGTATGATCGAGGCCGTTACTTACACTCCATGTAGCCATCTTCACATAAGCGTCGTGGATACTCAATCCAGGCTGAGCTTGCATCATCTGTGCAAGTGTTCCTAGATTAATCTCTGCCTCGGGATGTGTCGAGAGGAAACCGTCGAGAATACGTTGGGCGTTGGCACGTTCCTGTTGCTGTTGTTGCTCCAACTGCGCCCTCTGTGTAATTGGCGCCATCTTCGCGTCAATCATCCTTTGGATCGCGTTCAAATCCATTCCCGGAGTTACGCCTTGCTCAAGGAACGGTATCTGATAGCCCTTACTCTTTACCTCGGCTACCAACATCTCCAATGTCTTGACTGGATCACGCATGAAGTCAGCCATGACACGCATAGCGACAACTTGCGACTCAGCCGGCAATGCCAACTCGGTAGCAACACGTGAAACTTCGCTATGTCCCTGTAGCTGCTGCGTCGCTGCCTGCAACTGTTGTCGCAGTGTTTGATTTTCTCTACTATGTCGTTGACCTTCCTCAAATACTCGACGCTCGATACCACCCTTTGCAACTATTCTACCAGTTACCGGGTCAACGAGGTCTCGGGTATTAGGATTTTCTGGATTTGGCCTTTCTTCGAGGCCGTCATGTCTACGTCTAATAACCGGCTGCGTTTGGTCGCCAGTATTGCCGCCGCCACTTCTTCCATCCACTGATTGCGACGGTGCCGCACTACTATGTCCACCGCCATCCGACGTTTGCGACCCTTGCGAGCCAACATCGCTACCTCCGCCGCCACTATCGCTATCTAGATCAGGGATATTGCTGAGTATGCTGTCTTCTGTTCCGCTCATTGTATCATTCCCGGTGGGCGCATCACTGGTGCTTGTGGTCCTTGCGGCGGTGGAGCACCCTGCCCTCCGCCACCTACTGCTTGCATCATTTGCTGTAATATAGCTTGCGGCGGAGCACCTTGCGCTAACGCCACACCAATTGCCCTAAGCACTTGTGGCGGTAGTTGCTCTAATACATTGGTAACTAGCGATGCCATTTGCATAGGATTTGGTCCGCCGCCAGGACCACCGGGGGGAATACCGGGTTGTCCTGGCGGCGGTGCAGGCGGTTGCCCTGGTTGTCCGCCACCCGGCTGCATACCCGGAGCACCACCTTGCCCGGCTAACAATGTTTTCTCTATCTCGGCGTCAATACCCGCCCAGTCCTCTTTCGTTATGTTCATATTATCGAATGCATTACTGAACATGCGTAACGTTACTTTGAGTGTCGTAGCGGGCGCTGCCTTAACATACTGACTCAATATCTGACCGACTTGCACTGCCTCTTGCTTCTTCGCCTGACTGCTAACCTTCTGCGTGCTACCACCAACTACCGTTACACTCAGCTTGGCGAAATCATGCAACGAGTTGAGCGGATGCCAGAACTGCGATACATCTATGCCAATCAATTGTTGCACCGTCTGCGCGTCCATGAACCTCAAACAAAGCTGCGCCACTTTCCAACCAACGTCGGCAATTGCATCTTCGATAGCATCCAAGCGCATGTCCATACGCATGTTGCCCATAGTGCTATAGTAGTCGATAGCCTTATTAGTCGTATTGGTCTTGAACTCTCCGCCGCGCTCTACTTCATTAGTGCTAGCAACTCTATCTATGCTCGCATACAAGTCCTTCTTGTCAAACAAGCTAGCGAAATTCGCACTCGGCGGCACTATAGAGAAAATAAGCTCGTTTGGTTTCTTACCTTCTGGAACCTTAATCGGTGTTGCCGTAGCATCAGGCCCCTTGAGAATACGATCTGCGATCTCTTGCGTAACACCTGTCTCGGGATCGAAGAATATATTGCGCCTAGCCCATAGCAGTGAACGCCGCTTCTCGTCATTAATCTCGTTAATTTGGTCCTGCTGATCCAAATAGTAACTGACTTCGCCTTTCGCGTAAGAGGCCACGGGATTATCATGGAACCATAGGGGCGTGAGCGGAAAGAAGTTCTGTAATTGGTATGGATCGTCCCAAACCCATATAGGCCACTTCCAGTCGTTATCAGCATACATCTCCAGCCGGCGAGTGGTCTTATCCCAGACATACCAGACCTTTGTTCGCTTCGCCTTATCGTAGCTTTCCTTATTGTCGAAACCATACGCCGAATAACTATTGTTATCCTTCTGGAATAGTGAGAAGTTATCGTCGTTCGAGCTATCTCCTGCATCGAGTATATGCGTCGGCTCGAATATGGACCTGACTTCCTCGCTGCCCTCTTTGCCATCCTCATCTTCATCACCGACACCATACACTGCATTTATGTATTCTGTCGGTAGCATATCTTCGATCATGACCCAAGCGGCATCCGTCAAATAAGGATCGCTATAATCGGGGTCGATAATCACCTGATGCGGCAATCTTACTCGAACAAATGGACCACTAGGCTGTAGGAACTCTATCTTTTCCTCAAGCGCCCTAATTCTCTGTTCGGTTTCCTCTATATCCTCCTGATCTTCCGCTTCCTGCAACTGCATACTTAAAGTTTGGAGATCGCCTAACGCTTGCTCGCTACTCTGATCCTTATTTACGTAACCGACCTCGAACCACGCCATATTCGTCAGTAGCGCAATCAGCACATTGCGTTTGGCTTTCGGCTTGAGGTTAATTCCCGGCGCACCCTTCATACCGAATAGCGTATTCACCAACTTCTCTACGCCACGTGCGAACTCGCTGCCCTGTTGCCTATATTCATCCTCGTTACCCGGACTACTGGTAACGGTAATGATGGGGTTCTTGGCATACAACTCGGGCACCTGAGCATTCGTGTTGGCAAACACGACATTCTCGGTGCTACTATGCATTTCGTTAAGTCTACGAGCTACAAACCTATTGCCACTGACATTAGGCGAGCTACTACCATCGCGATGGTCGCTCTGATCGTGGTTATAGTAGCGAATTGCCTCATCCCATGCATCTATTAGATCGCCCATCGCTTTCTGGCCGGTATCCTTCCTACTCTGCCATACTTTGCCACGCTTACTCGACACAGGAATACGGCTACCCGGCAATACTTTATACACGGGTAAGTTCTGCGGAACATCGTCCGCTGGCATTCCATCTTGCGCTAGTGAATTAGCGAGTGGGTCTACGTTAGAGTCCGGCTCGAAGTCCGGCGATGGTTCGTCAGGCGGGAATGTGCCGCTCATAATATCTCAATCATTTGCTGGCATCTTGATAATTGAATTGAGTTTCTGCGTATTGCTTCTTGGTTCCCACTGCGACCCAGGCCATCCATCATTCGACCACAGAGGAAGATACAATTCGCTAGGTGACGGCAATGTATTGACGCTAGGACGACCACCAGCGAACGGTAATACGTCACCCGCCAATTGAATTTCAGGCGTGGGTTTTTGCATACCCAACACTTCGCGAATTATGTCGTCAAAGTTAGTTCTCATCGAAGCAACGGTCCATTATGCAACGGGAACACTCCCGTCAACATGCTGAGCAATACAAGTAGCAAGATTAGCGCAACGATCACTTGAGCTATTACAGCAAACGGTGGAGGTAGCGGAATTAGCGTTATGATATACCAGATAACGCCGAAGATCAGTAGCAGTATGAGTATTTGGATAAGTAGTGTAATCATTTGTGCCTCGGTAATGTGCCCTCACGCTGACTACGCTCT